GCTCTTCCGATCTCACAAACATCAGCCAAGTTAACGTGGACTGAAGCACAGGCGTAGGGGGTCACCATGGCGATTGTTCGACTTGGGGCTCACACACCTGCCGCCAACAATTCATACGTACTGTATAACGCTACTACGTCATATATAGTATCTGTAATTGCCGCTAACACATTAAGTTCTAGCGCTACTACAACTAAAGTAGATGTGTGGGTTGTGCCTCAAGGAGTATCTGTTTCTAGTGGCTACGCGTATATAGTTGCTAACTTAGAACTTGGCTTAGGCCAATCTTTTGAAACATTTAAATTTGGAGTGGTATCTGGAGATACTCTGTTTGTAAGATCAACTACAGCTGGAACTTCTTTTATAATTCAAGGAATGTCGCAAGACTCTGAGTACAGTATTAATGACGTTCCAATTACTTTTACTAATAAAATTATTAGGGGAAACGACAATATTGTTTATCCAGCAATTGGTACTACCGCTCAACGCCCAAGTGCTGCAGAAACAGGCTACTGGAGATACAACACTGATTTAAATTACATAGAGTTTAAAACCCCAACGGGCTGGGCAGCAGCTATGGGCCCAACAGGTGCCTCTGGACCGCAAGGTGCTGCTTCAACTGTTACAGGACCAACAGGTCCTACTGGTCCATCAGGAGGTCCAACAGGCCCAACTGGTCCACAAGGTCCTACAGGTCCTTCAGGAGGACCAACAGGGCCTACAGGCCCAACAGGAGCAGCATCAACAGTTGCTGGTCCAACTGGTCCAACTGGTCCGCAAGGCGAAGCATCAACTGTTACTGGCCCAACAGGTCCTAACGGAGCTACTGGGCCTACAGGCCCAACAGGAGCAGCAAGCACAGTCACCGGACCAACTGGTGCTACAGGCCTTACTGTTGCAAAAAACTTTTCTGTAGTTAACGATGGAACTGGTTCGTACACAATTGACGGGGTTACGACTAACCCAACAATTACACTTGTTCGTGGATATACCTACTACTTTACAGTAAATGCTTCTGGCCACCCATTCTGGTTTCAAACAACTAGTGGGGCTTACAACGCCATAAACACTTACTCTACAGGTGTAACAAATGGTGGAGACGACGTTGGTTTAATTGCGTTTACAGTGCCAGTCGGTGCTCCAAATACTTTATACTACGTATGTCAATTCCATTCATCAATGAATGGCACTATTACGGTGATTGGTTAGGTGTAAATAAATGCCAGTAGCCCGTTTAGGAAATGCAAATCCATTAAAAGATGTAGAAACAACCCTAGTTACTGCCACTAGAAGCTATGTAGTTTCTGTAATTGCCTCAAATAAAGGCGCAGTAAATGCTCTTTGTAGCGTTGCGGTTATTCCTTCTGGGGGCACTCTTAGTTCTAACGGAATTTATATTGTTAAGAATTTAAGTGTAAGCCCTGGACAATCTTTTGAAACATTTAGGTTTGCCTTAAATATTGGCGATGTCATAACTGTAAATGGTAGTACTGATAACTTTTCGTATTACGCTACTGGTGCCTATGAAAATATTGGCAATCAATACGTAACCTATAATCCTGCTCCCCCTCCATTTCCCTCAATAGGCGACCTTTGGATAAACTCGCTAACTGATGTTACTTCTTTTTGGAATGGCTCAATCTGGAATATCGCTGTTTCCCAAGGCCCTACAGGCCCAACCGGTGCTGTAGGAGCAACGGGAGCGGTAGGCCTTGCAGGTTCTATAGGAAATACTGGCCCAACTGGCCCTACTGGAGCCATCGGTGCTGGACTTAACATCCTCGGATCTTTTGCTACTTACGCAGCTTTAGTTGCTGCCTACCCAACAGGTGCTATTGGAGATGCCTACCTTATTGAGGGAGCTCTTTGGGTATGGTCAGGAACTCAATGGCTTAACACTGGAAACATTCTTGGACCAACAGGACCTACTGGCCCAACTGGAGCCGCATCACAAGTGACGGGACCAACAGGACCTACTGGCCCAGTATCTACAGTGCCTTCTACAGTAACTGGCCCAACAGGGCCTACAGGACCAACAGGACCTACCGGACCAACAGGACCAACAGGACCTACCGGTCCGCAAGGAGTTATTGCCGGTACTTCACCAATTGTATACAACGCGGAAACTTCTACAGTTTCTTTTGACACAGACGCGTACGAAACACTGCTTATCGGCTCTACAAATCAAAGCTCTACAGTAGTAGATGTTGCACCACGTGTTGGAAACTTTACCGGCACACCTTCTAGCTCAACTACTTACTTTACTTTCTTTACCCCACGCACTACTACAACAGTGACATCTATCTCTGTAGCCTCAGCGTCAACACAAACAACTGGACAAAGTCTAGTTCGTTTTGGTTTGTACACAATTGATGGTTCTGGAAACGCAACCTTAGTAGCTAGAACTGCATCTGATAGCACAATCTTTAGCGCTCTTAATACCGTATACACAAGAACCTTTAATACAACCGGAGGATTCCCTTCAACATACACGTTGGTTGCGGGCACACGGTATGCTTTGGGAGTAGTTATTGTGGCTGCTACCGTAGGTACTGTATACACCGCGTTTGACAACATTCCTGCACCACTAAGCACCTTAGCTCCACGTATGACTGGGTTAGTAGCGGCAACTTCTGACCTACCAACTAGCGCCACTAGCTACTCAACTAGTACCGTAGGAATTTGGGGACGACTATCATGACAGTAACAAAAGAAAGTTTAGGAATTGACCCAGAAACTGGGGCAGAAAAATTTGAAGTAAAGGACGAGACTGGGGCCGTAATTGGCTACGATCTTGTATACCCAACGGAGGAATAAAATGGCTGAAGAAACAACACCACAAGTAGATGCTACGTACTACGAACAAGGAATAGAGCTTCTAGAAGCTGAGCTTGCTCGTATGGACGAAATTAACTCTTTAGACACTAGAACACGCAATAGGGTACTAGACGCTTTAGAAGACTTAAAAAGAAAGCTGTCTGCTTCTAACTAACCACTACAAAATCGGAGCACAATATGAAGGTTGCGGTCTATTCTATTGCACTAAACGAGGAACAGTTTATAGAAAAATGGTACAACTCTGCTAAAGAAGCTGACTATTTACTTATTGCTGATACTGGTTCTAGCGACAACACTGTCCAGCTTGCTAAGTCTTTTGGCATCCACGTAATAGATATCTCTGTAAAGCCCTGGAGATTTGATGATGCCCGCAATGCTTCCCTTGCTGCTATCCCTACAGATATTGACTATTGCATTGCTTTAGATCTTGACGAAGTTTTAATTGAGGGTTGGAAAGTTGAGTTAGAGAAAGCCCATGCAGAGGGTTGGACTCGCCCACGATATCAATACACTTGGAATTGGAAAGAAGATGGTTCTCCAGGCCTCCAGTACGGTGGGGATAAAATCCACTCTCGTAAGGGATACCGTTGGAAACATCCAGTACACGAAGTGTTGGTAACTAACCAAAGCGAAGAAATTCAAGGGTGGATAGGTTTAGAAATTCACCACCACGCAGACAACACTAAGTCTAGATCCCAGTACATGCCACTTTTAAAGCAAGCTGTATTAGAGGATCTTTCAGACGATCGTAACGCCTTTTATTACGCTAGAGAGCTGTTTTTTAATAATCAAACTTTTTTAGCAGCAGAAGAGTTTAAACGTCATTTGTCCTTACCAAAAGCCGTATGGCCACCGGAACGGGCAGCCTCTATGCGATACCTAGCTAAGCTTGAAGTTGACTCTAGAGAAAAAGAAGAGTGGTTTAAAAAAGCGGTTAGGGAAGCCCCAAATCGTAGAGAGGCGTACGTAGAGTTGTCGGAGTTTTATTACTACAGCAAAAGGTGGGAAGAATGCCTTATGATGGCAGAAAACGCCCTTTCCATTAAAGAAAAACCTTTAGAGTATCTGTGTGAAGAGTTTGCTTGGGGGGCTATGCCTTACGACTATGCAGCAATTGCTGCTTATAACCTAGGAAATTTAGAGAAAGCCCTGACTTACGGTACTAAAGCTGTAGAATTAAATCCAGAAGACCTTAGACTTCAGTCTAATTTAGCATTTTATTCCCGGGAGACCCTAGATGCCAACAACGTATAAGATCCTAGCTCAATCAGCGCCTATTGCTAATACTGCAACCCCCTTGTACGGTCCGGTGGGTGCGGGAATCCAAACAGTAATCTCTACGCTGGTAGTTTGTAACCGAGGTAACGTAGCTTCTACCTACCGAATTTCTGTACGTGAAAACGGAGCAGCAGATAATGCTAAGCAGTACCTAGTTTTTGATGCCACAGTACCGGCCGCTTCTACCGTTACCTATACTTTAGGAATTACCGTAAGAACTGGAGACTCTATCTACATCTTTTCTTCTTCAAGTAACCTTTCATTTAACTTATTTGGTTCGGAGATAACAGACTAATGGCAATCAGACTTAACGGCCAAGAAATTGGCTCAATTAAATTTACTGATGATCGCCCTGGAAAAACAATTCATATTGGGCCTTTTTTACCAACGTCGGCTGCTGATGGAGATGTTTGGTTTGACTCTGATACTCAAAACAATGCGGGTAAAAACCTTCTTCAAACTCTTAATTTAGCTACTATTGTTGGTAGATCAGTTAACTTATCTATTAACGCAGACTACAAAGATGCAATAATTGTTGTTCGTGGTTTAGTTCTTTCAGCTGACGCAAATTTATCTTTAACTTGCAATAACGATGTTGTTAGCTACGTGGACGGTACTGGAGCGCCTGCTACGCAAATACTTAGGATTTCTAGCATAAAGTCTGGAATTACTACTAATAAGTTTACTTTTAAGTTTGAAGATATCCAAGACACTGCAGGATTTCAATTAGGAATTGCAGAAGGAGTATATAGAAATAGTAATAATAACGTTACTCCATTTCTTCTTGCTGGAGCTTGGTTACAAATTCAACCTTTGTCTTCTATTCAATTAACAATCAGTGCGGGCGGTTTTACTGCAGGCACAGTTCTAGTGTACGGAGTGAACTAATGGGTTTACGCAGATGGAATCAGGTTGCAAACACTTGGGAATCTTTTGGAACAGCGCAAGCTGACCCAGCGTCTATTGGAGCTGCTGCAGCTCTTCACGCTACTCAACATGCCCAAGGAGGACTAGACCCAGTTTTACCTAATACTATTGGAGCAGTAAGCGTAACCAACGGAGCAGTTACTACAGCAAGTACTAACTCTGGTGTTGTACGAAACATCTTTACGTCTACTGGTACTCCTACGGGTGGTAATGACGGAGATGTCTGGCTGAAGTACGTGTAAGCCATGGCAACATACGTTAAGGTTGCCGGTACTTGGAGGGTAGTTACTACTGACGCCCCATCTAATGGTGTTTGTGGTTACGTAAAAGTAAACGGAATTTGGCGTACAGTAAATCAATCTTACGTAAAGATAAATGGCACCTGGAGATCTACCTGTACCGCACCAGGACAACAACCTGCGGCTATTCCAGAAGATATTTGTTATCGCCCTAACTTTTGTTTAAATGGAACTAATGGAGTTATTTTACCTACAACCGAACCTTGTTATTTAGCTGACGGGGTTACTCTAGGTACTAGAACTGCGCCATACACTTGTCAAACAGATCCTGGATGCACCACTTATACAGTTCCTGCAGGTACTTGTACCGCTCCAGACCCAATTATTCAAGTGGTTAGTGAACAAGTAGGTGATTGTGAATTTTGGGGTGGTATTTCTGGGTGTACCAATGGTTACGGAAAACGCGTAACAAAAAAGTATAGTGATAGCTCTATTAAGGTATCTTACAATTGTTGTAACCCATTAACCCCTAATTTAAAATATTATTGTACTCTTAGACCATTCTCTACCGGTACTTGTTTAAATGAGCTTAAAGATACAGATTTTACCGGAACCGTAGTTGCGGGGGAAGGTGAGTGGGTTTGCGAAGCTTTAGGCACAACTTCATTCCCATCCTGTTCTACTACAGAAAACTGCACTATTCCAAAATCTTCTAGTTCAACTTACGAAAATTGTGGCTATTTAGGTACAGGACAACGTCTAGTAACTTCGAATACATACCAAAGTTGGTGTGATGTTACTCAAGATACTGTTGTTGGTGATTGCGTTGGAGAAATTCCTAAGTGTGGTGGAGCTTACTGTGGAGAAGGAAGCGGAGAAGAATCATTTCCAACTAGTTCTTGTCCATCAGGTACGGGCATTAGATACAAGTGTGTAACCCCAGAAGGCTGTGATTTTATCTACTCTTTTAGACGCTGCGTTCCAGTAATAGTTGTAGAGCCTCCAGTTGATCCAAGCCCAACGTTATTTAAATATACAGAAG